GAATATTTGTACAAGGTAGCGAACAGACCAATACCTGACATTGCACCTTTGACAATTTCAAAACGAGGACGCTTGCCGGCAATCTTTTCAAACATAGATGCCTTCTCCATTTGCGTAGTCACACCGTGTGACTTGCCGACACCGGGAGGGCCTGAAACAATCATAGCACGGATATCACCATTGATACATGCCTTGGACATTTCATCCAACACACTGAAACGTGAGCCAATACGATCCATTGCCTCTTGCTCAGTTTCTTGAGGCGCCTCAGTAACCTCGGGCTTGCCAGACATAAACTGAATTTGTTCCTGATTGATAACATTCACACGGACCTCGCTAGGACGACCCGGAAACTGACCTTCGTTTTTCACAGTAACGAAACCACCTTTAGCGCCCAACTGGTAACCTTTGACTAACGTGAAAATTTCACCTTTGATAGGTGCGTTGCGATAAGAACCAGAAAGAACACGAATAACAGACATGAAAGCTCCTGTGTGAAATTAAAAGACTAGTATAACAGATACCCGATTTATTGTCAACCTGCAATAAATTAGATATAGAAAGGTGTGTCAAAACCGAGTTTGTCGTACACCATTTCACGTACTGCGGTATCAGTTGCCTCACCAAAGTCTTTGGGAAAACGATCAGCCAATGACTGGAGTTCGGCAACAACTTGGGGCCAATCCAATTTGAGTACTTTAGCAGTACGCACGATAGCATCGACTGCATCGTTACCGAAATCGGTAAACATGGCATAGTTGGGAGTAGTACCAAAAACTTCTTGAACGTCACGTGTGAATTGATCCATTTGCAAACTCCTTTAACTAACTGACAATACAAGTATTATATACCCAAACCGATTTATTGTCAAATTTTGGATACAAAAAAACCCCAAAATTTGAGGTTTTTTGTGAGTTAAAAAGTAGTACTAAAATAGTACTTTTATGTAACTAATTCCCAGTTATCCGATAGCATAAAGTATTGGAAATCATCGGTCTGCTTGTGCAACCTAATACCTTTGATTTGTACAGTTGAACTATTCTCAAAAATTTGTTTCCAAATATGACCCAATGAATTCTTAGGATCTATTGGTATAACAAACGCACCATCAGTGGCTACGTCTTTAAACCAGTACTGAAGTGTATTAGTGCGTTTTGTCTTTTTATGAATGCACTTGATTGGCTTTAACAAATGAGTGCCAGAAATTGCTAACTCTTTACCTTTTTGATTTATAGTCACCTGATTTCGTATGGTATCAAGTTCACAATCATAACTATAAAAATTAGGTAGAGTTGCAGCCAATGGTAACATTGATTCACGTACTACTTTACCTTCTTGATTATGAACAAAATCATTTAGGTCTCTACGAAATTGAGACATTCTAACTTCTTTAAGATTCCACATCACTATTTTTTTGCTGTAGTAATCTCTAATTTCGTTAGCTTTTGTTCTATCGTCATTGCTAACTTCTTTGAACAATTCATGGTCTAACACCTTAGATGCAACGTATCTGCCTTCATCACGTAATCTTTTCCAAGTTACACTAAGTGCCAACACATCTACGGGAGATTCAAACACTTCATACCTTTTCACATCAAATGGTAGATTGTCTGAACCAAACGCACCAACCATACCATTCAAACTTTGTAGTGTATGTGCTTGTATAGTTGTGAGTTGAGGTATTGTATGATTTATTGATTGGTTGTGCAACCATGAGGAACTGCCAGTTGCTGATTTGGCTAAATTCATATTGTCTTTCAATTAATAGTGATATCTTCCATACCAGCTGTCCGTAGACGAACGATATGACCCATTTGCCATTGTTTGGCTTCTAAACCTTTTAATACACCTAACCACTTGTTACGTAGTAGTGCTACTTCGTTGATAATGGTTTCAAAGTCAATGACTTCGTCCTCACCATCTACGTACTTTTCAGCATCACGTGAGGTTAGAACACGGTTGTATGCTTCTAAGTATTTCTGAAAATGCTTTCGTCTAATCTTACGCAAGCGAATGTTAAGATAGTTCAATACAGCCTCAATTTCTTGAAGCTGATTGAATCTATTCTCAGTGATACCTGGCAATGCGGCAATGTTCTTTTCAACGTTACCGTATATCTTTACGTCAGATTTTGCTGATATTAACTCAGCTTCATAGTGCGTAATGAAGTCGGGTATTACTGATAAGTCTGCGCTTATACGTGTATACCAATTCATTTAATCCCAATCTTCTTGGTCTTCGTCTTCTTCGTATTCTTCGTATTCTTCTTCGGTATCATGCTGTTCAGCATAATATTTTAATGCTTTATTGATATCCTTGTCACCTCGAAACGAATCTTTAATTTCGTCGGCTTCATAGTTGTTGTCAATCAATAAATTAATTAATGTATCTGCGGCATCACTACGTTCATTCATATCAATGTGTGAACGTAGTGCATCCCAGACTTCAGCAACAAAGTCTAAGTTCATTCTGTACCCTCCTCCTCAGGTGCTACAGTACTTATCTTACTATCCTTTTTTGCGTATTCTATCATAACTTTGTCAAGGCATCCGTCTTCATTTGATTCCCAACCCTTACGGAAGAATTTCAATACTTCGCCGTCTTCGGTTGTATAACTCAACCGATTACCTTCTTTAGTTAGTGACTTCTCAAACAAATCAAGCAAACCACTATAAGGGTTCATACCTGTTTCATATGGAATCTTAACTTGTACGCTTTCAAAAGGCTTTGCGTAACGTGTTTTCATAATCTTACAAGCACTACGAATACCACGCACTTCACTTACCTTGTTGCCATCTTCATCTTCTTTTAGTTTCAACTTCTTCATAGCAACAACGATTGAACTTGCGTACACAAAACCTTGTCCTCCTGAGATTTTATCATCAGGGTCAAACATATCTTGTGAAGCGTAAGTGTGATTCGTTGCGACTAGTCCGACGTTATGACTACCAAACATATTAACGCAGTTACGAACAAGTGCTGTTAGTGCTTTAGGCTTACGACCCATGTCACCTTTCATATCACCTGCTTCAAACTGATTAACATCAGTTGGAGTCAATAGCATACCTAAACTATCAATAATAAACAACACTTTAGGTTTGTCATCAGCGGCTAATGCTTTATAGCCCTTCATAAATTCGCTGATGGTCTTGGCTACGTCATCAATCATAGCCATATTCAATTTTAACAATTTTTCTTCGGATGTATCAACGCCGAGATTATGCAACCAAGTTTCATCCAGAGCATTTTCGCTGTCAATGAGAACCACGAAAATACCTTGTTCCTGAGCATGACGAACCAGGTTACCAGAACAGATGTAGCTCTTACCAGATCCTGATTCACCAGCAAAGACAGTAACCTTGCCAAGAGGAACGCCTTTGCGAAAATCACCACTAATAAGATAATTAAGTGCGTAGTTTCCGGTTGATACCCAATCAGTTGGGTCATTAAATCCAATGCTTAATCCTTCAATACTTTTTGTAATTTCTTTGCGAAATTTACTTACATCAAATGGTTTTACCAATTTGTTCTCCTATATATTTACCTGTTTACTTGTACCTTATTATACACACTAATTGACTCTTTGTCAAGCAATTGTGGACACTGGGTAGCCATGTCATCGATTTCCCAATCTAATGGAAAATGACGCAATGCGTGGCGTGCTCGGTCACGAATGGTACTTGGAACTCTAGGAGTCTTGCCTGGATCACATAATTCTTCCAGTAACTTTTTACCTTGCTTTAAAGCACGGTATCTCTCATCAGGTAGTGTCATAATATTCTCCTTTAAAAGGGGACCGAAGTCCCCTCGCCGATTAGGCTGTCTTTGTCTGACGAGCACGGATCATTGCTAGAATGTCCTGTGCTTTGTCAGTACTAGGAGTTGCTTTTGGTACTTGAACAGGTTGACTTGAACTTTGTGGTTCATCATCACTCTCCCAAGGTGCTGAAGATTCTGCTACGGGTGCGGGTGCGGGTGTCGCTACAGTGCCCTGACTTGACTCTTGTTTTTCCGCTGTTGCTCCTGCAGGTGCCTCTAGAC